GACCGGCATCCTGCCTTCGCAGGACGCCTCGTATTCCGTCGGCGTCGCCAACGCCTCGCGTGGAGTTAACGCTGCCTCCTACGGCAATGGGGGGAGCGTGACGAACATCACGCAGACGTTCAACTATCCGGCCATCGCGCCGACGTCGATAAGCACGCAGCAGAAATTGCAGACGGCGGCCATGCCGCAATGGTAATCGGAAGGGATCCGGATGAAAGTCAGCTATTCTCTCAACGGCCAGCCGCTCGACTCCGAGCGGATGCGCGTCATCGTCGGCACTACACATTACACGGCGCTGTCGCCGATCGTTGACACGGTGCAGGTGAGCGGACGCAACGGCGTCATCGTAGGCTCCTCGATTCCGGTGCTGGACGCGCCGGAGCTGACAGTCAAGGTCGCGGCGTGGGGTGCTGATTCCGATTCGCGGATCGCGCGTTTCCGTGCCATGTGCCTGTCTGCCGCGAAGCTCACGCTCGGCAGAACGGAGACAACGGAGAGCGGCTATTCGCGCAGCATGGTCACTCGCGTCGTGTGCACGTCCTGCGAGCCGGACGATGATGAGAGGCCGTCCAGCGACCTGCGTGTCATGACCGCAGTTTTCCAATTGCCTGACGTGTTTTGGTGTGGCGTGCAGTGGCAGGAGGTGACGTTGGCCGCGTCGGGCGGCAGGCTGCTGCCGGGCGGGTTCTCCAAGCCGAGTAGCAAGGGGTATTGGACGCGCTGGCAGGGATTGCCTAACGCCAGTCCGTCCGAGCTTTTCGACACGCTTCCCGACGGCTGGCTGTCGGACGCGCCCATCACCACGCTGGTATTGCGTTTCGGTGCTGTCACTGGTGTGACCATTTCAGATCCGGTGAGTGGCACGAACCTCATGTGGGGCGGCAAACGTGACGCCTCACGACCTTACCTCTTCGTCGATGCAGCCAATCGCAAGGTGTGGACGGCGGCCAATGCCGACGCATGGTCCGGTGGTACGGACGCATCGAATGGCATCGACTGGACCACCGAGCCACTGCAAGTGTGGCCTGCAATCGATTCCGGCGATTATCGCCTCGCAATCAAACAGACCGGCAGCGCCGACAAGGTGACCTGCCGGTTTTTGCAATCTTGGGAGTAGTTAATCATGGGCAAGTCTTTGCATGCTCGTCTCGTGGCATACCGGCCGTTCGGTGCAAGAATCGGCGTATTGGCGGAGCCGGTGAGCTTCAGCGCCTCGATGCTCCACAATGATGACGGAGCCATCAGCATCGAATACTCCATGCTTTCCGGCGACGCGCAGGCGTTCGACCGAGAGCTTACCGATGGCCTCGAAGTGGCCGTGGAAGTGTCGGACGGAACCGGCTATCGTGAGCCGGACAACGCGCGTTTCGTGATTACCGGACGTTCCGGCAAGACGGACGACCGCACCAAGACCGTCACCTATTCCGGCCAGTCGATCAGCTGGCTGCTGAGCAAGGCGGAGAACAACGATTCTTCGCATCTGCTCGCGGATGGTGACAACAAAGGCAAGAGGCCATTTTATTCGGCTAATCCGGGCGTGATTTTGAAGACCATGCTTGACGAGAACCGTCAGCGTGGCGGCGTGGCCACCGGCCTGACGCTCGGCTTCGATACGGCGAAGGATGCGGGCGGCGCTGCATGGGCGAGGAAATACACGCTTTACTACAGCCTCGGCACGGATCTGCAGACGATCCTGTCATCTCTGGTCAATGGTGGCGGCTGCGACTGGCGCACGTCCGGCAGGACGCTCAAGCTGTGGAATGCGGATAGCGCCGCTTTGAGTCGCGACCTGAGCAAGAGCGTCGTGCTCCAGCTCGCGCGTGACATCAGCGAAGCCCCATTCGAGGAATCCATCGCGGATTTGGCCAGCACCATCCTTGTCGAAGGTGACAATAACCTGCTCTTCCGCATGGACAATCCGGCTGCACCGACACCGTGGGGCAAGTGGGAGTCCTACAGCTCGCAGGGCGGCGTGTCAGATAAGGACACTGCCCAGGCCTTTATGCAGTCCACGCTTGACGATGCGGCTCGTGTGCGCGGCCAGTACACGCGCGACCTCATCACATCCGGCGTAGATAATCTTCCGCTCATCGACTTCCACGCCGGTGACTGGATTACCGCCCCCACCATCTCGCACGGGGAGAAGGTGCGCGTGCAGGAAATCGACCTGAGCATGCGCCAGAATGAGGGACTATCCTGCTCAATCGCTCTGAATGATATCAAGTATGATGCCTCGGTCAGGCAGGCGAAGAAGATAAAGGGCATTACCGGTGGCGCGGCATTGGCTGGCAGTGAGAGCGGCACCACTGTCTCCACTGACCATGATCATCGCGTGCCTAAAGCGCCGCTCGGCCTTGTGGTGCAGACCGACGCCTACATTGGCTCGGACGGTTTCGCGCATGGTCTGGCCACAGCCTCGTGGAGCGCGGTCACGCAGGCCACGAACGACACCGCCATTGAAATCAGCAGCTACGCCGTCGAGTGGCGCAAGCATATGGATGGCGCGCCATGGCATTCGGCCGGCACGACCGACAAGCTCCAGCTCGGCTTCGGCGGCCTTGACTGTGGCGCACAAATTGAGGTGCGCGTCAGGGCCGTGCCGACATATTCTGACAAGCCTGGCGAGTGGTCTGAGACTGTCGTGGCTACCGTCGAATCCGACGTGACCCCGTGCTCCGTGCCGTCGAAGCCGGTATTGTCCTCCGAGCTGGGCGTGGTGACCATCCACTGGGACGGAAAGACCAGCACTGGCGCGTCGATGGAGCCGGACTTCGATCATATCGAGGTCGGCGAGGGCATCAATGCGGCTGGAATGCAGGTCATCAGCGCTACCCAGTCGGGGCAGGGCGATTACGTCATCACCGGCCTGACGGCTGGCTCACAGCACTCTTATGCGTTGCGGTCCGTGGACCATGCGGGCAATAAGTCTGACTGGTCTGCGATTGCCACTGTGACCGTGGCTTCCGCCGTCTCGCCTGATGAGGTCAAGCAGATTCAAAAGGATTTGGCTGACAATCAGACGGCTTTGAAGGACAATGCGGCGAAGCTGTCCCAGGCGCAGAAGGACATCCAAGCCAACAAGACGAATCTCGACGCGGCGAATCAGACGCTCGCTCAAGCCAAGACCGACCTGACGCAGGCCCGGAAGGATATCGCGCAGACCAAGAGCGACCTGACCACCGCGAACGGGGAGATCTCGAAGGCGAAGGAGTCGGCTGCGCAGGCGTATGCCGAAGCTCATAGCAAGAATCATACTTTTCGTGGGCCGGATGAGCCGAAGGACAATCTCATCGTCGGCGACCTGTGGCTCAAGACGCAGAAGTATTGGACGAGGTGGAAAGGCGAGAAAAACAACTCACCGAGCCTCTTGGCCGACTTCTACACGTACTGGCAGGGCGAAGCCAATAATTCTCCTTCCGTGCTCGTGCCGCTGTCGGATCGCGTGATTGAGACGCTTGTCTGGGATGGCTCCGCGTGGAACCACTTGGGCTATGCCGACGTGGAGAAGAACGCGGAGGAGATCGCTCAGGCGAAGTCGGATATCGCGGATAACGCGGCGAAGACCACCGACGTGAAGAAGGCTGCTGAGAATGCCACTGCCGCAGCGAAAAACGCGCAGGGCGCGGCTGACACGGCCAATGGTGCGGCGAAGACCGCTCAGGACACCGCCAATGCTGCTACTGCTGCTGCGAAGAGTGCGACCGCCACCGCCGGTCAGGCCAAGGATGCGGCCAATGCCGCGCAGACCGCCGCCGAAAGCGCCAAGAAGACCGCCGGCAATGCGGAGACTTTGGCGAACACGGCCAATGCTTCGGCCAATGCGGCCAAGTCCGACGCGGCTTCCGCCAAATCGGACGCTTCCACCGCGAAGACCGATGCGGCCAACGCCAAGGCCACCGCCGCGAATGCGTCGAGTGTTGCGACGCAGGCGAAGGCCACCGCAGACAGCGCGGCCCAGTCCGCCACGGACGCGGCCAATGCTGCGCAGAAGGCGAATACGGCTGCTGCGGCGGCGGCTGGCGTGGCGAACGGCAAGGCCGACGTGCTGATCCAGTCCACTGCGCCGGATACGTCGATGCGCAAGGCAACGACATTGTGGATCGACACGACGAATGGTGCGAACACGCCGAAACGGTGGAACGGGTCGGCTTGGGTGGCGGTGACGGACAAGGCCGCAACCGACGCGGCGAACGCGGCGGTCAAGGCGAATGATGCGGCCAAGACCGCGCAGTCCACCGCAGACAAGGCGCAGACCGCCGCCGCCAACGCCGCGTCACAGGCGAATCAGGCGCAGGCCGCAGCTAAAAAGGCACAGACCACTGCGGACGGCAAGAACCTCATCTACCGTGGCCCCGACGAACCATCCCATGATGGGTTGAAGCCGGGCGACATGTGGTGGCGCACCCAAAAATATTGGACTCGTTGGCAGGGGGAGAAGAACGCAAGCCCCTCACTGCTCGCGGACTTTTACACGTACTGGACCGGCGCACCGAACGCTTCTCCAAGCGTTTTGGTGCCGCTTACAGATCGCGTCGTCGAAGTCCTGACGTGGGATGGCACGCGCTTCGAACCGTTTGACCTCGTGGCGAACAACATTCTCGCTGCTGGGACGGTGGCCGCGAAGCATCTCGCTGCCGACTCCGTGACCGCTGAGAAGGTCAAGGCCAATGCCATCACGGTGGACAAGCTGGCTGCGAATTCGGTCACGACTGAAAAGCTGGTGGCTGACGCGGTGACCGCCGCGAAACTCGCCGCCAACTCGGTGCAGGCTCGGAACATCGTCGCACTGGCCATCACGTCCGACAAGATCGCGGCCAATTCCGTGACCACGGGCAAGCTCAAGGTCACCGAGGACATGACCGTGGCGCTGCTCAACGTCCACAAGATTCAGGCGTCCGACATCGCCGCCAATGCTGTCACGACCGATAAGCTGGCCGCCAACGCGGTTAACGCGGACAAGCTGGCCGCTAATTCGGTCAATGCGTCCAAGATTGTCACTGGTGCCATCACCGCCGACAAGCTCGCGGCAAACAGTGTGACGGCTGTCAAGATCGCGGCTGGCACCATCACGTCCGACAAGGTGGCGGCGGGCCAATTCAAAGGCTATGTCTTCACCGGCGCGATATTCCAGAGCTCCGAGGCCGAGAACACCGGCATGAAGCTCAACGGCACCGCATTGCAAATGTGGGACAGCAACCACAATCGCACCGTCTATCTTGACGGCGAAGGCAAGTCGAATCTGCTGACTGGCACGTTCCAAACCCGCACGAGCGGGCACAGGGTGCGTATCAGTCCGGATTATCAGACCTACATCATCGGCGGATCTGAGACTTTCACCGGTGATGGCATCGAATTTCCGGCTTACAACGGGTCCACCGCCTACTTTTCGCATCCGGCCATTGCTTCTGTCATCCAGTCGAATCAGGTCGGCGCGATGGGCGAACTGGACTTGTGGAGCGGACACGTGAGCAAGAACGACCCTGCCGCGTTCATGTCTCTCAGATCGAAGCCGCGCAAGAAAGGCGGTACCGGCAGCGGCGGCGTCACATCCAGAGTGCATGCCGTGGCGAACACGGATTACGACGAGCCGGACGAGAGCAAGAAAAGCAGCGCTTTCCTCACTCTGTCCGGCGATAGCGCGAACGGTTCGGAGTGCTGGCTCGAAGCGCAAGACGCGAACGGCGAGGTCGGAGTCGGCGCGAACATCGGCACCGGATACGTGTATCTTGGCGGCTATCTTGGCGGCATCACGAACCGTTTTACGTTCCAGGCCCAGGCTGCGTGGAAGGCGTGGTATCCGAATTCCGGCTCGAAGATTGCGGCCGGCGCGGCAATGCAAGTCAACTGCACGTTCAGCCCGACGAAATACGGCCACTATTACGTCGTCGCTAACGCGGACAGCGATTGGGCGGGCATCATCGCGCACCCGGCCAATACGGGCGGCCAGAGCGGCTTCACATTGAAGCTGTATAACGCCGACCAGCCTTGCCCGGTGGATGTTTACGCGGAATTCCTGGCTTATTTGGTCAAATGATTGGGGGCATATTGTCAGCGACTTTCGAAATGGATGATAACGGCTTGTGCATCATCCGCTGTAATCCGCCGGTGAACGGGTCGGACAGCTTCGTCTTCGCGCCTGACGTGATTGCTTCGTGGAAGGCTTTGCTTGGGCTTGTTTCGACCCGTGAAGCGATCGCCGCAATCATGCAGGGCAAGGAGGACACGAGCCGATACGACCACGCCACCGGCAGGGGCGTGTGGACTGGAGCGTTCGAGGCGTTGGAATCGGCGCTGAATGACAGTGCTACCGACGTGTCAATGCTTGCGGCTGATGGGGAAGTGTTGAATGACCCGCTTACTGCCGCACGCAATAAGGCGCGTGAGGGAATGAACCTGCCCACCATGTCGAATGAGACGGATGCGAATCTCATTGCCACACTGGCCGCTGATGATGTTGATTCCGAGCCATCGAGTGGCATTGATATCAGCGTCACCAAGGACATCGAGGGCCTTGACGCTTTCCTATCGGACGAGTCCAGCCAGACCGCACTGGATGAGTGCGAGGAACGGTTCTATGAATCACTCATGCCAAGACAAAACCAACAGAATTAAGGAGATTGATTATGGCCGATGAGACCACTGAAACCACTACTGATACCGCGACTACAGTGACGCCAGCAGAGCCGTCCGGCGTGCTTGACTTGCGGCCACCGAAGGAGTCGGTGCGCGCGGAATTGTGCCGATTGGGATTGGAGTTTTCCAGTTCGGACGGCACTACCGAATCGTGGCGTGATTACCAGCGTGGCGTGCTCGCGACCTTCGATGATTCCGGCACCAGCGTAACCCTCACGGACGTGAAGACGAATCTCGGACGCACCCTCACCTTGGACGAATTGAAGGCGGTTACTCGTATCGACACGATGACCGCCGCCGACTAATCCAGCATTCCAATTTTTTCAACCCCTGCAATCCAATCGGATTGCGGGGGTTTCGTATTTCAAGGAGACTATTTTGACTCAGATTCCAGCCGACGCGAACGACGTCATCAACCAGCTTTCCGCGCAAATCGGCACACTCAACAAGCAAATCGCAATCCTGACCAGTCAGCTCAACGCGGCCATGAAATTGATTCCCGCCGACGTGCTCGAAAGCGTGAAGGGAGACGAGAATGCAGAGGATTAACCTGTGGCTGAACCCAAAGTTCGACCCCACCGGCTTCCATGTCGTCAAAAAGGGCGGCGACATATCGAAGTACATGACCGGTGGCACGCTGGCCAACACCAGAGGCGAATACATCGACCTGCCTTTCGCGTGCGAGGTCGGCGTGGAATACGTGTGCACGTGCAGGATCGTCAGCAACAATACGACGAATAAAAGCATCGGCATCTTTTCCGGCAGCACGGTCAAATACCCAAGTGCCCAGACGGTCGGGAAATATACGATCCGCTTCACCCCGACCGCCAATGACACGCGCCTGGCCATCCCCTCCGGTATGGCCATCAGCGAATTGAGCGTGGAAGCCGCCGACACGTATGACGCGGCGCTCGGGGGGGGCTTCCGGGCTTCTTCTCGGGGGACACGATGCCACGCGATTAAGGCGATTCGTCGGGCGGGTGATGTCCGATGATGGTCACGAACCTATGCACGAGCCCATCCTCGACCATCACCCTGAAAGCCGACAAGTGGGTGAATATCACGACCCTTCCGAGCGTGAATGGGGCGACATATCAGATCAGCGTCGAGGTGAACGTCACAGGCGGCACTATCTCGATAATCGGAGCGGATGGCGACATCAACGCAAGACAACGTGTCAGCTACAAGATGATCATCAACAATACCAATCCGGTCTCAATGTGTTATCACGTCAAGTCAGGCAGTCCGACCGTCACCGTGACAGACATGCTCTTATGCTCGTTCGACGAGTATCAGGCGAACAAGGCTGTGCTCGACAGCCTCCAATATTTCACCGGGGACACGATGCCACGCGCCTAACCCTTACGGGGGTGATGGCATGAGCCTCATCACCAACCTATATGCCAATCCAAAAGCCTTGCGGCCACTCGGCGCTTGGAATTGTGACTGCAAGCAAAACAGCGACGGCAAATACGTCTACACCGGCCAGGCCGACGTCTGGGCTGTGATATTGCACGGAATCAAACAAGGCTGTGTGATTGCGGTTGATTTCAACACGAACAGACGCGACGCCTTCGACCTGGAAAGCTGCAAGGTGATATATAAAAGTTCCACGACGTTGGCTGGCGTCTACAAGGGCGGTGGCAATTGCTCGCTGTACTGCAGCGGCGGCAATGGCGTTTCAGTGACGGTCAACCGGATCGGCTTGTATTCGCAGGACGATTGGGACCGCTTGCGGCAGTACGGCCTTGACTGGTTCGACGGTGACACGATGACGCGTGCCTGACATTTCCAAATCCCGTCGAAATCGACGGGATTAATCTCTTTTCCATTTTCCGATTGGAGGAAGTAATGTGCTGCAAAATTTTCTAGCCGGTTTCGGGGGTGTGGGTGGCGCGTGCGCGCTCATCACGCTCGGCCTGAAAGTCTGGCCGGGCGCGTTGGATGCGCTGGCGACCGGCCTGTACTCGCACGTGCGGCCGGAACGGTTGCCGTACGACAGTCCACTTTCCCAGCATTTCGCCAAGACCCGACAGCTTGGCGAACGCACCGAGAAATTCGACGAGCGGATGGACGAGTTGTGCCGTGACACGATAAAAAACACGATCATCAGCCTGATTTACGGCGACAAGGACACCGACCACAGCGAGGCCGTCAGCTACGAATTGTCGAAGCTTGAGAAATTGGACGCGCAATGCTGGATCATCGCCGCCGCCGAAAAATATTTGGAGGACCGGCAATGAGCGGACCAGTCGCGCTGGGCGCGTATCTCATCCTGCTCGCGCTCATCCTGATCTTCAACAATTCGGCGCACAGGCGCTGACATCGATTTTTCCAAAAACAAGGCCATCTCTTCGGAGGTGGCCTTTTTCAATGCCCCGTTGGGGGCGGGAAGGAGGCCGTCATGGACGATATTGTCATGACGCCGGAAATGACACCGCAGGGCGACAGTCTGCCGCCCATTGACATCCCGGTCGTGTCCGAAACGGATGCGGCCAAGGCTGTCGAAGGATTGGAGGACTGACATGGCAAGCGTCAGCGCTCTCATCAATCGTATGCGTTACTGGTGCGCAGTCGCCAATCTCGGCTACAGCCAGTCCGACCGTTGGAACTTCAACCCCTCGGGGGGTAATTGCGACTGCTCCAGCCTGGTCATCCACTCTCTCAAGGAGGCTGGATTCGACACCGGCAGCGCCACCTACACCGGCAACCTCTCCTCCGAGCTGACCAAGCGCGGCTGGAAGCGCCTGCCCGCGAACGGCAATCCGCAGGCTGGTGACATCCTGCTGAACGACGTGCACCACGTGGCCGTGTATCTGGGCGGCGGCAAGCTCGCCCAGGCAAGCATCTCGGAGCGTGGCACCGCCTACGGGAAGGCTGGCGATCAGACTGGCCGTGAAACCAACATCCGCAATTACTACAACTATCCATGGAATTGCTATCTGCGATACCAGGGCGACCAGTCTTCCGCTCCAGCCGCAAATTCCGGTGCCATCGCAGTGGATGGCAATGTTGGTCCGGCCACTGTCCGCCGTTGGCAGCAGGTGATGGGCACCGCGGTGGATGGCATCATCAGCGGCCAACAGGTACCGGACGGCAGGACCTACGCGCGTCCCGCAATCGACAGCTCGGTGGTCCGCTACGGTGCTGGCGGCAGTGATCTGATCCGTGCCGTGCAGCGCCGACTCGGCTGCGGAGTGGACGGACTGCTCGGCCCGGCGACCATCAAGGCCATCCAAGCGCATTACGGGTTGGCTCAGGACGCGAGCTTCGGCCCCGCCACCGCACGCGCCCTGCAGTCGGCGCTCAACCAAGGACGATTCTAAGGAGGAGGACAGATGGCTCAACATGCAGCGCCAACGACTTTGGAGACCACGGTCAATAATCTGACCAACGAGTGTGAGGATGGTCAGGACAACCAGCAGCCGACCGCTTACACGCCCGTCTTTTCCAAGGGCGTGCGCACCGTGGTCTACGTTGCCGGTCTCATCGCTTCATGCGTCGGCCTTGGCTTCATGACATTTGGTGACGCGGCCATCGGCGGGTACATCAGCACTGTGGCCGGCTTCATTGCCAGCGGTCTTGGCGTGGCCTACAATCCGCTGCGCCGTGATTGATTTTTTTGGCGTGAGACTCAAACTCGCGCCGGAAACTCAACATCGCGTGGAAGAAAATTCACGCACTCGGGTGCTTGTGGAAATTCTCACACCCTGTTTTTAAATCTGCCCCTTCTCCGCTTGGAGGAGGGGCTTTATTTTTAAGGACTTTCAAAATGGGCATCAGACAGCAGACGATTGACGATTACGACGCGTTCGTGGAGAAATTCAAACCGAAGAAGACCACGGATGACTGCTACACCCCCCCCGCAGTGTATGAGGCGATAAAAGACTGGGCATGCCGTGAATATGGCATCGACCCCAGGAAGGTGGTGCGGCCCTTCTATCCGGGCGGGGACTACGAGCGGTTCGACTATTCCGATGGCAAGGTGGTGGTGGACAATCCACCTTTCTCGATTCTGTCAAAGATATGCAAGTTCTACCGTGACAACCATATTCCTTTCTTCCTGTTCGCGCCGTATCTCACGATCTTCTCCAGCGCGGCACGCAACGGAGCGCACATGATCGTCACGGATTCGACCATCGAATACGCGAACGGCGCGCAGGTCAACACGTCGTTCGTGACGAGTTTCGGTGATGACCTGATCCGCACCGCGCCGGATCTGGCCAACGCGATAGACGAGACCGTTAAGCGCGTCAGGAAAGAGCAGCGCAGGCATCCGCCGAAATACGCGTATCCGAGTGAGCTGCTTACCGTGAGCAGGCTCGGGAAGATCGGCAGGCAGGTCGAGTTCCGCGTCAAGGCTTCGGACGTTGCGTTCACGAGGGCTCTCGACTCGCAGAAGGCCGTGAAGAAGGCCATCTACGGCGGCGGCTATCTCCTGAGCGAAGCTAAGGCCGCAGAACTAAAGGCCGCAGAACTAAAGGCCGCAGAACTAAAGGCCGCAGAACTAAAGGCCGCAGAAGACGTGACAGTCTGGCCTCTCTCCGAAACCGAAAGGCGGATCATCGAAAACCTCGCGCAAGAATCGCGCGGTTGAATTCCTGTTGGAATATTTTGCACCCACATGCAACATCGCCCCTCTCTCAGCTCTTAAGCTGGGGGAGGGGCGTTTTCGTGTTTATTCGGTCTTGTGTTTGCGTGGCCTGCCTCCGCCGACGCCGCGTCCTGGGCGCTGCGCGTTCCATTGGTCGATGGTGTCGGGGAGCCAGCCGCGCGTGCGGCCGATGGTTACGTCCGGCTCGGGCAGGTCGTAGGAGGCGGCGTTGGCGACGCCGAGGCGTTCGGAGACCTGTTTGATGCCGAGGTATTCAGTCGTCATTGTCCCTCCTGTCCCTGATGAGCGTGGCGATGCTCCAGATTCCCGCCGCGAGGCCGAACAGTCCGGCCTGCCATGCTTTCCCGGCGCAGCCGAGCGAGAGCGATGTCAGGCCGCATACGATGCCGCATACGGCGAACAGTGTGCTTGTCTTCATGATGGGTCATGAAATAGGATGGAACCGGAGGGTTCCGGGCAGTAGGAGTGCTCGGAACCCTCTTGTCATCTGCCGTGCCTAGGCGGCTTTCTGAGCGAGATGACCAGCGCCGCCAGTGCGATGATGTTGCTTGTCACCGAGCTGATGGCGTTTACGATGTCCGTCCATTTCATGTTCACCTCCTTTCCTTTGTTGACATAAACTATTGTATCAAATATATATAAGTAATGCAAGCCAAAACACAAAAAACAGAGAAAAAATCAACGGATTGATAGACTTGATGCCACGCAAACGAAGGGGCGAGCATGGCCTACACGATCCGCCAATACCAGACGAAAAGCGGAAAAAGATACGAAGTCAGATACCGTAAGCCGGACGGCACGGACACAGGCAAACGCGGCTTCAAACGCAAAATGGACGCCGATGCCTGGGGCGCCGCGAATGTGACCACAGCTAAAAACGTCGGAGCGTACATCGACCCGCAAGCAGGACGACGCTTGGTCGAGGATTTTTGGGAGCCGTGGATAGCGGCGAAGAAGACCGAATCGAAAGCAGGCACCATCGACCTTATAGACCGCGTGTGGCGCATCCATGTCAAGCCTAAATGGGGCTTGCGCGAAGTCCAGTCGATCACCCACGACGAAGTGCAGGTGTGGGTCAGCGAGCTGGCGGAAACGAAAAGCGCGAGTCTGACCAGACGCGCCTTTTTCACCCTCAAAGCGCTCGTCAGGAAAGCCAAGGCCGATAAATGCATCCACGACAATCCATGCGAAGACATCGCCTTGCCCAGGATGATTCCGAAAAAGCATATTTATCTAAGCGTCGGCCAATTGCTGGCTTTGGCGGACGCTTCCGGCTGGCATCGGCCTATCGTGCTCACGCTGGGCCTCTGTGGATTGCGTTGGGGCGAGCTGGTCGGCTTGCAGGTCGGTGACGTCGATTTCGAGCGGCAGCGCATCCATGTCCTGCGCACTGTGTCCGAGATCAGGGACCACTTCGTGGTCGGCACCACGAAGACCGGCGAGACGCGCACGGTGATTTTCCCGAGTCTGCTCAGGCCATGCCTTGAGGAGGCGTGCGCTGGCCGTCGGCCGTCCGACCTGCTTTTCCCCGACAAGCGCACAGGCTCGTATCTTCGGCGCGCGCATGGACGTTACCGTGGCGACTGGTTCTGCCGTGCGAAGCGCGCGGTCCTTGACGAGGATGCCGCCGCGTCGATGACGGTGCATGACCTGCGCCACACGTGCGCCTCGCTGCTGGTGCACGCCGGTGCGAATGTCAAGGCCGTGCAGCGTCAGCTGGGCCATAAATCGGCCGCCATGACCTTGGATGTGTACGCCGACCTCTTCGATGCTGATCTGGATGCCGTGGGCGAGGCCATGAATGGCTTGCTGGTCAAGGCGATCGGCGAGGGGCGGAGTCTTGCCGCGTGACGTGGGCAAAATGTGGGCACGTCGGCTTGATTGACGGTTTCAACCGTTGCCATCATTGGCGTTCCGTCGAGTCGTTC